ACCCCAGCGCGGACTACAGCCGGGGCAAGCATCAGCAAATGCATCACCTAAAATGACTGTTTACTAAGGAATTAAGATGGATTTACAGCCACAGCAAATCGACGTTGAAATCGTTGAGGAAGAAGAGTTTGATCCTGAAGCTGAACGCGAACGCCAAGAGGAAAGGCTTCAAGCTTTTGGCCACAAGCTAGGCAAGCAGCGCGACGAATGGATTCGCGATCGATACAGCTATGGCGTTGATAAGCGTTGGATTGAAGACGAGGATCAGTACAACGGTAAAGACAACATCAACAAGGCAGCCAGCCAAATGATGACGTCCGTTGAACAGGGCTACCCTGTCACGACGCAAGGAGCTAGACCTCATCGTTCGACTGTCTTCATTGGCATGACACGTCAAAAGACGAATGCTGCAGAGGCCAGAGTCGCAGACATTTTGTTACCTACCGATGACCGTAACTGGGGTATCCAACCAACACCGAATCCTTCCATGATGAGCATGTTGAAGGACACGCGTTTTGCTACTAACCAAGGCCCTATGGAAGGCGAAATAATTGACGCTCCAGAAGGTATGTCACAGCAAGCCATGATGCCACCGCAGGGTATGCCACCGCAGGGTATGCCACCGCAGGGTATGCCACCGCAGGGTATGCCGCAGGGTATGGAAATGCAAGGTGGTATGCCGCCACAAGGGCTTGGCGCTATGGCCATGCCGCCACAAGGTTTGCAACCAGTTACCAATGAATCTGGCCAACCAATGCGTTTGAAAGATATAGCGCGTGAGGTTATGAATCTTGCCAAGCGAAAAGCTGATGCAATGCAACGCGAGATTGAAGATCAGCTAACCGAGTGCGACTACAACAGCGAAGTGCGTAAGATGCTGCATGACGCAGCTGTACTAGGAACCGGCGTCATTAGAGGTCCTATTGTTACTAATCGCACGCGCAAAGCGTGGCAGCCATACACCGATGCACAGGGTCAGCAAATTCATCAAATCGAAATAGTCGATGAATTGGCACCCGCTTCATTCCGCGTTGATCCTCGCAACGTATGGCCTGATCCAGCGTGTGGCGAAACGATTCACCACGGCAAGGGCATCTACGAGCGTGAACAAATAACGGCAAAACAGGTTCGTGAATTAGCAAAGCAACCGGGCTTTATGAAATCCCAATTGCGCAAAGTATTGGAAGAAGGTCCTAAACGTTCAGGTACTTTTCAAGAGCTGCGCGATGAAGACCAGCGCGATGTGGCTCGTGACTTGTACGAGATGTGGACTTACTGGGGTGAGGTCGAGTACGACGATCTAAAGTCAGCGGACATCGATCCCGGTGAAAAGGATGAATTGCGTTCAATCTCGGCTTGCGTAGTCATGATTAACAGTACCGTCGTTAAAGCGTTTTTAAACCCCCTAGAGGGCGGCGATCTGCCGTATGACTTCTACGTATGGGAAAAGGTTGCAAACAGCGTGTGGGGCTACGGTATCCCTTATTTGATGCGTTCACAGCAGAAGGTCTTAAATGCAGCTTGGCGTCAGATGATGGACAACGCCGGCGTATCGTCAGGTCCTCAAATCGTTATGAAACCAAACGTTATCCAGCCAGCCGATAAAAACTGGCAGCTGAGCAGCCGCAAAGTTTGGTATGCATCGGACGACGTGGACGATGTAGGCAAAGCTTTTGCGACGTTTGAATTTAATAGTCATCAAGCTGAATTAGCCGGCATCATTAAGATGGCGACTGAGCTGGTAGATCAAGAGACTGGTGTACCAACCATTCTGCAAGGTGAGAAGGGAGCAGCACCAGACACTGTTGGTGGCATGCAAATGTTAATGAACAGTGCCAATGTAGTACTTCGCAGATTGGTTAAGCAATTCGATGACATGGTTACTCGTCCACACATTCGCCGTTACTACGACTACAACATGTTGTACAACGAGGACGAAGAGATTAAGGGTGACTTCAGCATTGATGCACGCGGATCATCTGCATTGCTGCTTCGCGATATTCAGAATCAGGCGTTCTTGAATCTATTGTCAGCTGCAGCTAACCCAGTATTTGGTATGTTTCTGGATACTGAGAAACTATTCCGAAAAGCATTGCAAGCGCAGCACGTCGATCCAGCTGAGATTTTTAAAGCCGAAGAAGAAATTGAGCAAATTAAAGAACAGCAAAAGGCCATGGCGGGTCAACCACCACCACCTGATCCACGTATCGAAGCAGCCAACATCCGTGCACAGACTGATCTCCAGCGTGCGCAGATGCAGAACCAAGGTGACATGGCTGAGATTCAAGCACGTCAGGCTAAGATGCAGCAAGAGGCGCAGATCAGAACAGCAGAGTTGCAAATGGAACGTGAAATTGAAATGCTTAAATTATCAAACTCACAGAACCTGTCACTTGAGAAAATCAAAGCTCAATTGGCAGATACCGCAATCAAAGAGCGTGGGCGCAAGGAATTGTTCGCAGCTGAACAAGACTTGAAGATACGCATGGGATCGGGGATTTAACTATGGCTCAAGTCGCACTTAAAAGAGACTTAGAAGATTACAATAGTTTGATAGACGAGTACAACAAACAAGCCGGTAAATATACCCGCGCTGGAAAAGTTTATAACGAGGGCGTCGCTAACTACAACACAAGTATCAACGCGTACAACGATTCGTTTATGAAAGGCAGTTCGGGGCAGCTTGCTATCTTTAGATTAAGAGATTTAAAAAAGTTTCCGGGGCAAGCGTTCAACTTTACTCCGGGCGCCGGCGAAGCAGTTGACCCTAGATATAGAAATCCTAACGTTGTAAGAACTAGCACAGACGAGTATAGGCTAGTAAAAAGTTTTCCTGACAGCCCAATCATAAGGCAAGACTATTACATGCAAACAGGAAAAGGCGGGGTGTTTGCTGAAAAGCCCGGCGAGTTTACTTTAAAACCACCTGACGCATCCACAGCACCTAAGCCTTTAGAAGAAGGTCCTCGTGTAACCATATCGCAGGGTAATAGACTTCGAGGTAAATACGGCTGGGCTGATGCTGAGCGAGGCGGCTTGGTTGATGATGCAAGGCGCAACAGATAGCGGCAAATTACGGCAAGTGTGTGCAAATAAAAAGTGTTGCACAAATCGTACGATAAATGTAGAATTTTTGCAGAGACCTTGCGTCTAAATTTTTTATAAAGCCAGCTAAATGCTGGCTTTTTTATTATGATAGATTACAACTCATCAACGTGGCACCAGCTTCGTAAGTGGGCTGAAGCGCAGCTTCAGCAAGCTAGAACGAAGAACGACACCGTCAATCTCTCCGATACCGAGACGGCGTTGTTGCGTGGTGAGATTAGATTTATAAAAAGATTTCTCGACTTGCCCAATATGGCAACTCGGGGTGTAGTGGTTGAGCCGGACGAATAATCCCGCTTGACTGTTTTTTAAAGTCGTAATGACTTTCTTATTGGAGAGCAAAAGTGGAATCAGAAAACCTGTCGTCGGAAGAAGCACAAAATATTTGGGATGAAGAAGCCGCAATACTGGAAGCCGGTGATACACCCGCTGATCAGCAGGCACTTGCACCGGAAGACTCGCTGCAAGATGAACCTCAGATAGATGAACAATCGCCAGAGCCGATACAAGAAGATGATCCGCTGGCTAGTCTACCGGAAGCCGTAAGAGCTAAATTAGCTCAGATCGATCAACTGGCAGAAGCCAATGCTCAACTGCTGCACCATGTGAAAACCGCCGAAGGTCGCGTGGCCGCAATGCAGCGAGAGTTTCAGCAGGCACGTACTGCGCAACAAAACGTTGCACCACAGGAAGCGCCTTCGCAGGGACAAATCGTTACAGCAGCCAAGAACCCGGAAAAGTGGGAGCAGCTCAAGCAAGATTTTCCAGAGTGGGCTGGCGCGATGGAAGAATACGTCGCTTCTCAGCTTGGGTCAGTTCAATCTAGACAGGGCGTCGATCCTAATCAGATCGCAGCTTATGTTCAACAAGAGGTTGATAGGACCAAGGCGGAGATGTCTCGTGCCATCGAAGAAGCACGCATTGACGGTAAGTACGAAAACTGGAAAGACACCGTAAACACTTTAGAGTTTACGCAATGGTTTACCGTGCAAGCACCGGAAGTTCGTGCGCTGGCAGATAGTAGCGCAGCGCGGGATGCACTTCGTATGTTGGACTTGTTCCACGAAACGAAAAAGCGTTCAGCGTCGGATATCAAGCAAGAGCGCGGGGCTCGACTCGCTGCAGCCGCGACAACTCGACCCGGACAGACACCGCCGCCCAAGACATTGGACGACATGTCTCCAGAAGAACTTTGGAACTATGAAGCCGCAAAGCGCGAAAAAACTAAAGCGCAGCGCGGGTTTTAAATCAACTTATAAGGAACAGCAATGGCTATTCAAAATTATTCAACCGTAGCGTCGCGTAACCTAATTCGCGCCGCACAAGGCATGCTTGAGCATGCACAACCTATCACCGTTTTGGGCGACTTCGGTACCCAACGCGAGATGCCGATGAACTCGACTGACACTTTAGTTTTCCGTCGTACATTACCATTCGGTGCAAGCACTGTTGGTACTACAATTGAAAACTCAGCGCGTTATGTCGGTACACCACAAATCACCGCGTCTAACTTTGTATTGGCTGAAGGTGTTACACCTAACAGCAATACTCTTTCTTTCCAAGACGTATCTGTAACTTTGCAGCAGTACGGTGTTCTGTTTAAGTACAGCAACAAAACCGAACAACTGTACGAAGACGACATCCCCGGCGAAATGGTTAAGCTGACTGGCGAAACCTTAGCTGAGGTAATGGAACTCGTTCGTTACGGTGTTTTAAAAGCTGGTTCTACTGTTGTTTATTCAAACGGTTCTAGCCGTTCAGCAATTAACACAGCAATCACTTTGAACGCTATTCGTAAAGCAGCTCGTACACTAGATTCAAACCGTGCACGTCGCGTTACTTCACGTTTGGCTCCCGGCGTAAACTTTGCAACACGCGCTGTTCAACCAGCTTACATCGTGTTCTGCCACACTGACGCAGTATCTGACGTACGTAATCTCGCAGGCTTTACTCGTGTAGAAGACTACGGTTCATTCAAGCCTATCCACGATCGCGAGATCGGTGCATGTGAAGACTTCCGTTTCATCAGCTCACCATTGCTGTCAAGCTTTGCTGCTGCTGGCGCAAGCCTTAGCACTTCTGGCATGTTGTCTGTTGGCGGTTCAAACGTTGACGTCTATCCATTCATCGTTATCGGTGAAGACGCATGGGGTCAAGTTGCACTGAAAGGTATGCAAGCCATTAAGCCTGTCGTACTGAAAGCTTCTCAGACTAACCACGCCAACCCATTAGGCCAATTTGGTTATGTGGGCGCATCGACATGGTTCGCAACCGTACGTCTGAACGACGCATGGATGGCACGTATCGAAGCCGGTGTGACAGCCCTCTAATAACTAGCTGGGGTGAAAGCCCCAGCGTTTAAATTTAAAGGAACCACACCATGCCAGCAGAATCAGTAAAACAGAGAATGATCGGTGTTACCGATGGCTTAACTAAGAAAGAATTACAAATCTTAGTTGCAGCTTTGGTAGACGGTCTTCAAGTCATCATGGCAAAACTTGATGCAGATGGCGGTGTCACTGACACAGACTATGCTTCGACTTTTGCAACCTACATCGTAGATTAAGGAATAACACTATGTCATATAATATTGAACAAGCAAATAGCGGTTACATATCTTTAACCTCTGGCGGTCTTGTAGTTACTACTGCTAAGGAAAAATTTAAAACCGTTAACACGATCACCTTTTTGATCAATGGTATTTTCAAATCAAAGAGCGCAACGGATAACCTCGTGTTCTCCAGCGGTCACACATCACTGGCAGCTTCTCAGTCTTGCTTATTTGGCGTTTGGTTAGATACTGACGGCAACGTCACAACTACCCAAGGTCCAATTACCAATACCGGTGATCCTTGCCCAGTACCTCCAACACCAGCAAACAGAGCTTTGATTGGTTTGATCAAAGTTGTTTGTATTTCGACCGGTGCTTTTATTCCGGGCACTACGCTGACCGATGCAACTGGTGTTACCACCACTTTCATCAACGCAGCGATCATGCCGGGTACTGCGCAGTAAATCTTGCCGTCTCCTCTCGCAGGGACTTGGAAGGCCACTTCGGTGGCCTTCCTTTTTTTACGACGGTATTTTCTTTTAACTTTTAGGAGTATGGCAAATGGCTAAAAATAAAATGTCAGGGATCGAAATTAGTGACGATACCCCAACAATCGAACCGATAAGCGCAACAAAAGATTTTCGTGAGTTAGCAGCTGAAGAATCGTTCATGAACGAAATCGTTACCGTACTAGTTCACGCAACCACTGACGAAAATCAGGCACCTCATGTCATCGTAAATTGCAATGGCATGAATCAACCAATCATTCGTGGCGTTCCTACGGATGTCAAACGTAAGTATTTAGAAATTCTGGCACGCATGAAAGAGACGCGTTATAGCCAGCATACGCACAATCCATCAGCGCCAGATCAAATAGAGATGCGTGCGCGTCATGGTTTGGCTTATCCGTTTGATTTGGTTGAAGACAAAAACCCTCGTGGCCGCGCATGGCTTAACCACGTTTTGGCTGAAG